ATATAAGCCAACGGGCCAGAGAATTGTTTTCCGTGGATGTGATGATCCAAACAAATCAAAGTCAATAAAGCTCAGGAGGGGCTATTTCAAATATATCTGGTATGAGGAGCGTGCGGAGTTTGAGGGTGATGAGGATGAGAGAAAGATTAACCAATCCCTCATGCGTGGCGGTGATAAGTATGTGGTATTTTACACATGGAACCCTCCCAAAAGCCTCAATTCGTGGGTGAATCAGGATGTGCTTCAGGTGCGTGATGATACCCTATGCAACCACTCCACCTATCTGACAGTGCCGAGGAGTTGGTTGGGGGAGCAATTCTACATAGAGGCAGAGGAGCTCAAAAAGAGAAAAAGGCTTGCATACCGGCATGAATATCTGGGAGAGGCAATAGGTACCGGAGGCAAGGTATTTGATAATGTGATCATACGGGAGATCACAGATGCGGAGATAGCGATTTTTGACAAGCTGAAGCAGGGCCTTGATTTTGGCTTTGCGGCGGATCCATTGGCATTTGAGAGGATGCACCTGAACAAGAAGCAGAGGCGGCTATATATATTTGCTGAGCTGTACCAGGTGAACCTAAAAACAAGGAAGGCAGTGGAAGAGATCAAGAAGCTGAACCCGGAAAACAAGATCATCACGGCAGACAGCGAGGAGCCCCGCTCCATTGCCTCATTCAATGAGCTGGGCCTGAGAGTGTACCCGGCAAAGAAGGGCCCCGGATCGGTAGATTTCGGAGTGGCGTATTTGTCGGATGATCTGGATGAGATCATCATTGATCCGGTGAGGTGCCCCAATGCGGCCAGGGAGTTTTCTTCTTACGAACTGGAAAGGGATAAAAATGGGAATTTCAAAGGATCATACCCGGACAAGGACAACCACAGCATTGATGCAGTGCGATACGCATTGGAGGATGAGATGGTGAATAAGAAGGCAAAGATCAGGAACAAGGCCAAGAGGGGCCTGAGGTAAGGAGGTGCAATTTGTTTAGATTCACATATCCGGCAGAGAAATTTGATGAGAACAACCTGGATAAAAACATCATACTCACGCTTGTGAAAAAGCATGAGGGGATGGTTGGCAGGCTTCTGAAGAATAAGCAGTATTATGATGGGCACCATGCGATTGAGCAGAAAAAGAGGGAAGATGAATCAGCGCCCAACAATAAAGTGGTGTGCAACCATGCAAAAGATATTTCAGACACGGCAACCGGGTATTTCATGGGAAACCCGGTCACATATTCAAACAGCGGGGATCAGGACATTGATCCCCTCCTGACCGCATTTGACAATGCAAACGTGGATGATGTGGATGCGGATAATGCCCTTGATATGAGTATTTATGGGGCGGGATATGAATATGTGTATGTGAAGGAGGGGGAGGCAACGCCGATCTCAAAAAACATCTCTCCCCTCTCAACATTCATTATAGTGGATGATACGATTGAGGAAAATGAGCTCTGCGGGGTGTACTATTACAAGCGTAAAAACTCAGTAGAGAACAGTTACACCTATGTGGCCACGGTGAGCACGGAAAACTATACCTATGTGCTGAATATAGACGATAGCGGGGCAGATATTTCCAGTACGGTGACAGAGACACCGGAGAAGCACTTTTTTGGAGAGCCTCAGATCATTGAGTATCTGAACAATAAGGAGGCCATTGGGGATTTTGAGCAGCAGATCCCTTTGATAGACGCATATAACACCCTGATGAGTGACCGGATCAATGACAAAGAGCAGTTTATTGATGCGGTTCTTGTGCTTTACGGGGCCCTGATGGGGGATGATGAGGAAGAGGTATCTGAGGCACAGAAGCAGCTCAGGAAAGAGAAGCTCCTGGAACTTCCGGCAGATGCAAAGGCAGAGTATCTCCTCAGGCAGATGGATGAGAACGGGGCGGAGGTGCTCAGAAAGGCGATAAAGGAGGATATCTACAATTTCTCCCATGTTCCCAACTTCATGGATGAGAATTTTGCCGGAAATGTGAGCGGAGTGGCCATGGAGTATAAACTTCTGGGCCTTGAAATGATCACAAAGGTGAAAGAGAGGCAGTATAAGAAGGGATTGAGAAAGCGGATCCGGCTGTACTGCAATTTTCTGAACATGAAGGCCGTGCTGATGGAGGCAGGCTCCATCATGGCAACATTCAGCAGGGCACTTCCGAAAAACCTTCAGGAGCTCTCCCAGATTGTGGCCAACCTTCAAAACAATGTATCAGCAAAAACCCTGCTGAAGCTCCTGCCCTTTGTGGAAGATCCTGATTATGAAATTGAGGAGGTTGAGAAGCAGAAGGCTGAAGAGGTGAAACGGCAGCAGGAAGTATTTGGAATGGGGGCCAATACGCCGCCTGATTTTGGAGATGATGAAGAGGAGGAACCGGCAGCAGGAGAAGAGGATCAGGAAGAGGACGAAGAGAAAGCTGATGATCAGGAAGAGGATCAGAAGAAAGAAAAGGCGGCAGCAGGCGGCAAGGGGTGATCTGAGTGGGATATTGGGAAAACCGGCAGGCCCAGGCTATGTATGATAACATGAAGAGCGCTGAAGAGGTATCAAAAGAGCTTGCGGATATATATGCAAAGGCATCCAGACACCTCAGCTATGAGATTGATGGGATCTATGAGAAATTCAGGGATAAGCACGGACTGACGGACAAGGAGGCCATGGCTCTCCTGAATACCCTGAAGAATAAAAACGATATAGCGGCGCTGAGGCAGGCATTGGCGGGGAAGGCAAAGACAGATCCGGGATATGCGGATATTCTGGCAAAGTTGGAAAGCCAGGCATATGGAGCCCGCATTGAGAGATTGGAGCAGCTTCAGACTGAGATTGACCGGATGATGAAAGAAGTATATAAACAGGAAAAGAAAGTCACAACCTCACACTATAAGAATCTGGCGGAAAACTCATATTACCGGGAGATCTACAACGTGCAGAGGCGTGTTGGCTTTCAATTCAGCTTTTCAGCGGTGGATCCGAAAAAAATAGATCTCCTCCTGAGATCCACATGGAGCGGGGCCAACTACTCCGCAAGAATATGGAAAAACACTCAGGGATTGGCGGATGAAGTGAAGGAGCAGCTCATCATTGGCCTGCTGACCGGGAAACGGGAGGAGGAGATGGCAAAGGAGATTGCCAACAAGTACGCAACGGGAGCATTTGAGGCCCGGAGGCTTGTGAGGACAGAGAGCAATTTTGTCAATGGCCAGATGCAGCTTGCGGCCTATGAGGAGTGTGATGCGGAACAATATGAGTTTGTGGCCACACTGGATCTCCTGACTTCTGAGGCGTGCAGGGAACTGGATGGGAAGGTGTTTCCGGTAAAGGATGCAAAACCGGGAGTAAACATGAACCCTATGCACCCATTTTGCAGATCCACAACGATCATACACCTGGGAGGGGATGTGGTGCCAGGGCTGAAGCGCCGTGCAAGAGATCCCGAAACCGGCGAGAATAAACTGGTGCCTGCATCCATGAATTACAAGGAGTGGTATGATAAGAACGTGAGGGGGAAAGGACTGGAAAAGCCCAAAAAGCCCAAAAAAGGATTGAACAAGCAGGCCGCTGATGATACGATAAAAGCAGCAGAGAAGCCGGTGGCTGAAGAGATGAGGATTGAGAATTTCCCGCCCGCCTTCAGGGAAAAGGCGGAGGCAAAGAGCACCCAGGCGCTCATTGATTATGTGAACGGCCTGAAAGGTGCGGATGCCAACGTGGTGAAACTATACAACAGCATGGGGAAAATGGAAAATATATCAGCAAACGGGATCCCCTTCAAAATCTCCCATGCAAAAGGGTGTTCTGTAAATTACTCATACCGGCCAAGCACCGGGCAACTGTCTGAGGTAAAGCTGACGATCCCGAAACTGGCAGCAGGGGCAAGGCCGGGAGCGGTAAACACAACGCTCCATGAAAATATGCACCTGATTGATATGTACCTGAGGGAAAATGCTGAGATGAGGGGGCACTTCAGGAGCACTCCCGCCGCCAAGGTACTGGATGAGGCCCTGGGGAAAGTCTCACCGGACATTGGAAAGAAGGCAGAGGATCTCTTCCGGCAGTATGATGAGGAATATGTAAAGATCAGAAAGACCGTGAGGGAGGCATATGATAAAAAGATCAGTGAGCTGACGGATCAGTTTTACCCGGAAGGCGTGAACATATGGGCAGATACAAGCAAATATAAAAAGTATGAGAAAGAGCGGAAAAAGCTCTATAACCTGATGAGTGATGAGATAGATGCCTCATGCCGGGATGCAATGGGCGGAGGGATCGGAGAGCTTCAGGATATATATGATGCGTTATCAGGAGGAAGGGCAAGGGATTCCGGGGCGGTGCATTATGGCCACGGATCCGCATACTTCAGGAGCCTGGATAAGAAAAAGGCGGAGATCATTGCCAATTATGGCGCTCTGAGCGTTACAAGGCCGGATCTGATTGATCTATTGAGGGAGGATAAGCCGGAACTTGTGGAGGCTCTGGATAAAATGGTTGAGGAAATGCTGAAAAAGGTAGGTGATTGAGCATGAGTGGGAAGGAATACGTGGAAAAGAAGGAGAAAATCTTTTCTCTTCTGATGGATGTGGATGATGAGCTTGTGAGGAAATTCTTTGATCAGGAGAGCGCTGAGCTCCTGGATGAGAAGATCAGGGTGCTCACAGATCTGAAGGAAGGAAAGAAACCGGATGAGATCCCGGAGTATTACAGCATTTTGGAGCTGTACCCGAAAGAAGAGCAGCAGTGGGATTGATTTTTGAACAATATGGAGTACAGAGGGCCGTGCAGAAGTGCATGGCTCTTTTTGTATGCAGAAAAAGGAAAGGAGGATCTGAGGGTGAGACACAGAGAGGAATAGGAAGGCGGTGATCCTTTTATCTCCCCCGCCGAGGGTAAGAAGGCGGGCCCGAAGCTGCCGAGGGCTGAAAATAAGAGGCAGGCAACCAATAATATGAATCCGTGGGGCCCTGAGGGGAAATGCGGGGGCATTAAAGGAGGGAAAACATGAAATACATGAACAATTATTATGGAGCAAGCAGGATCTTCAGGAGGGCAAGATGCGTTATGCCCATGAATTTACAGTTTTTCGCTGAAACAGACGGGGCAGCAGGCGGCGGGGCCGGAGGCGGAGGCACCTCAGGAAATGCAGCAGGCAGTGAAGGCGGCAATGCGGGAGGCGGTGAAGGAGATCAGGCGGCAGCAGGCGGCGGAGAAGGGCAGGCGGCAGCAGGCGGGAAGGTGAGCTTTGATGATTTCCTGAAGGATCCGAAAAATCAGGCAGAATTTGACCGCCGTGTTGGAAAGGCCCTGGAAACGAACCGGAGCAAAATGCAGGCGGACATTGACGCAAAGATCCAGGAGGCGAGGACTGAAGCGGAGAAACTGGCAAAGATGAACGCCGAGCAGAAAGCAGAATATGAGAAGGAGAAGAGGGAGAAGGAACTGGCCGACAGAGAGGCGAGTATCACAAAGAGAGAGCTTGCGGCAACGGCAAAGGAGCAGCTTGCCGAGAAAGGGCTCCCTTTATCCCTTGCGGATGTACTGAATTATTCCAGTGCAGAGGCGTGTGCTGCATCCATTGATGCCGTGGGGAAGGCATTTCAGGAGGCAGTGGAGAAGGCCGTGGAAGAGCGGCTCTCAGGCGGGAAACCGCCGAAAAAGGCAGACGATAAAGCGGCATATACCATGGATCAGATCAAGGCAATGAGCCCGGATGAGATTAATAAAAATTGGGATGCCGTGCAGGCGGCTATGAAGGCCGGAAAATAAGAGAATAGAGGAGGAAAAGAAAAATGTCTGTAACTAATTTTATTCCTACCATTTGGAGCGCCAGACTTCTGGCCCATCTGGATAAGAAACACGTATACGCCGCCCTGGTAAACAGAGATTATGAGGGCGAGATCAAAAACTATGGTGATACCGTGAAGATCAACCAGATCGGTGACATTACCATTCAGGACTACCAGAAAGGGAAGGATATTGCGGATCCTGAGGATCTGAGCGGTGATCAGACCATCCTCACCATTGATCAGGCAAAGTATTTCAATTTTGCTATTGATGATGTGGATAAAGCCCAGGTAAATCCCAAGCTGATGGATGCGGCCATGCAGAGGGCGGCCTACGGGATGAATGATGTAACGGATCTCTTCCTGGCCAACCTGATGTATCTGGCAGCACAGAACAACAGCAGCAATCTGGGATCCGACACCTCCGCCGTGGTGCCCACGAAGAATGATGCCTATGATTATCTGGTGGATCTCTCCACGGATCTGACGGAGAAGGATGTGCCCACGGAAGGAAGGTGGGTGGTTGTTCCGGCGTGGTTCCACGGCCTTCTGCTGAAGGATAACCGCTTTGTGGGCAATGGCACGGACTACAACAAGGCCCTGATCGAAGGCGGAGAGGTAGGCGTGGCCGGTGGCTTCAAGGTATGGCTTTCCAATAACGTGCCCAACACCGAGGGGGCAAAGTACAAGATCATTGCAGGAACCAATGCGGGAGCGTCCTACGCTGAGCAGATCCTTGAAACAAAGGCATACAGCCCGGAGAAGAGGTTTGCTGATGCGGTGAAGGGGCTCCATGTATACGGCGGTAAGGTAGTGCAGCCGAAATGCCTGTCCGTGCTGACCGCAAGCAAGAGCTGAGAGGAGGGGCCAATATGTTCATCTTAAACAAAAAAACCGGCACCGTGCAGGAGTGCCACAACAATGATGCCATTAAGGTATGCAGGAAGGACACGGATAATTATACCGTGGCGGAGAAGCGTGAGGAGCTTCTGAAGGAACACGCTGAGGAGCCCAAGAAGGAGCCGAAAAAGGAAGAGGCGGGCAATTCCTCACCCGATACCAAGAAAGGCGATTCTGAGGCCGCTGAGGGCGCTCAGGACGGGGAAAACGGGGAGGGAAAAGGGCAGCAGGAATCTGAAGGAGGCGCTGAGCTGACAGAGGAGGAGCTGAACGCCCTGAAGGTTGAGGATCTGAGGGCGATTGCGAAAGAGAAAAAGATTCAGGGATATGGGAACATGAACAAGCAGACGCTTGTGGCCATGATCCTGAACCATTGACCGGAGAGGAGGCGGGGAGCATGACGGATCTGGAAATGCTCAAAAAGATCACCGGGGAGAGTGATGAGGACTTGCTCTCCCTTCTCCTGGCAATGGCGGAGGAAAAGGTGCTCTCAATGTCGTGGCGCACAAAAATGATATATCCCCTGAAGCCTGCGGTGAGGGAGTGGGCAGTGGTGGCATATAACCGCCTGGGGATGCAGGGGGAAACAAGCAGGAGCGAGGGAGGGATCTCTTCAGCATTTGCGGAGATCCCGAAGGAAATTGAGGAAATTATAAAACGGTACCGGTTAGGGAGGGTGCGTGGCCATGCGTATGAGAAAAAGCCTGATGAAGAAATACCACCTCAGGAAGAGGGTGGCGGGGAAGGATAAAGAGGGCGGATCCGTTGTCACATATGAGGAGGCCGTGGAGATCCAGGCAACGATCTGGCCGGCCGGAGGGCGTGTGCAGGCGGAAATGTACGGGGAGAGGCTCTCCTATATCAAAAATATGGAATATGGCGGCCCTGAGGAAATGACGGAAGGTGATGGCATATGCGTATTTACCGGCCCGGAGGATCCTCCTGACTACAAGATCATATCCATCAAAAGGGAGTACAGCCCCAAGGTGATGGAACTGGAAAGGATGTGATCATATGGCAGTGGATGGCGTGCAGAGCCTCATGAGAAAATTCAATGAATTGGGATCCATGGAGCCGGTGGTGTATAAAACTGTGAAAAAGCAGGCGGAAGTGGTGAGGGGCGTGGCAGTGAAGCTCTGCCCGGTATATGCGGGCCCGTGGAAGTTTGTGCCAAGAGGAGAGCTGAAGCGGAGCATATACACGAAAGTGGAGCAGGATGCGGATGCCACAATAGGGTGCGTATACACCAACGCCAATCATGCCATATTCGTGGAATTTGGTACCGGGCCGGTGGGGCAGTCAAGCCATGCAGGCATATCCCCCAATGTGCCGGTGGCGTACACTCAGGAGCCATGGGTGTGGATGGATGATGAAGGCGGATTCCATACAACGGAGGGGCAACCGGCTCAACCATTTATGTACCCGGCGCTGAAGAGCATGGAGAAATATGTTGTAAATGCGATCAAAAACGATTTGCAGGCAGAGATCAGGAAAGTGGGTGGAAGAGCGTGATAAACGTAAAAGATCAGGTGTATGATTCCATCAAAGACATAACCGAAAACGTGAGTGATGGGTACCCAAAAGATTGGGAGAAGCTCCCGGCGATCCAGTACACGGAGGAAGATAATTCCGTGGTTGAGTGGGTGGATGGGAAGGAAAGCAAGGCCCACCTCATGTATAAAGTGGATATATGGAACAATGGCAGCACTTCAGAGACAACTCTGGAAGTAGATAAAAAAATATCTGTCCTGGGCCTGAGAAGGGTGGCGTGCGGTGACGTTGCGGATCCGTCCGGCCTGAAGCACAAGGTTATGCGCTATGAGGGGATCATTGATGTAGATACCGAGATGGTGTATCAGAATTAAAAAGGAGGATGAAAGAAGAATGTTAGCAAACGGAGCAACATTGGGTTACAAAAAGAAGGGCAGCAGTGAAGATTATACAATCTTAACCGGAATCAAAGAGATCCCGGAGCTGGGTGACGATCCTGAAAAGGTGGAAAACACCGGACTGGCCGACAAGGTAAAGCAGTATGAGTACGGGATCGGGGATGCCGGAGATCTCACCTATAAATTCAAATATGAGAACTCTTCGGAAAATTCCCCGTACAGAGTGATGAGGAAAGCAGGGGCAAATAAAGAGGTGCTCTCTTTCTGCGAAACGCTCCCGGACGGCACCAAGTATGAGTATGATGCCCAGGTGGCCGTGAAGCGGTCTGGCGGCGGCGTAAATGGCGTTATGGAGTGGGATCTCAACATGGCGCTTCAGAGCGAGATTGTAACAACGGATCCGGCATAATCAATAAAACCATAAGGAGGGAAAACCATGGAATTTTTTGGAAAAAATGATGAAAGCGCAATGGCGGCAGCAGTAGAGGCGGCAAACGTGGAGGAGAAGGATCAGGCGGCAGAGAAGGAGTGTGAAGGGGATAAAGTTGTGGAGATGCCCAAGAGAAAGCCCTTTGCATTGTGGGAGGTAGGAGGGCAGAGCTACAAGCTGAAGCTGAAAACTCCCGCCATTGTGGAGCTTGAAACCAAGTATAAAACCAACCTGATGAACATTATGGGAACCGGCCAGGGAGGTATGCCCGCCCTTTCCGTGATGTTGGATGTGGCCCATGCCGCAATGAAGGACTGGCAGCACGGGATCACCAAAAATGAGGTGCAGAACCTTTTTGAGAGGTATGTGAATGAGGGCGGCTCTCAGTTGTCCTTTTATATGTCCGTGTATATGGAGATCTTTGCGGTGAGCGGTTTTTTCTCCGTAAATATGAGCAATCAGATGCAGGAGGCAATGACGGAGGCCAAGGAGACGCTGTAAGCGGGAGCGAAACGGTAACAGATTTAATATGGGGGCTATACCCGGTATTTTTAGATGCAGGGTATGGCCCTCAGTTATTTTGGGATCTAAGCATTGGAGAGATCAATGATCTCCTGGAAAGCTACGCCAGAAGGAAAGAGAGAGAGCAGAAGCAGAGAGAGGCGGCGCTGAAGGATGAGATCATGATACTTTTCAACCAGGCTCTTCAGGTGGGCAACGTGGTAGGGAAGATCGTGGATAAAAGCACAGAGATCCGGATGCCCAGAGAATACTACCCGGATCTATTTGCAACCAAAAACGAAACAAATTTCACCGAGCAGGCAGGGGATAAGCCCAAGCTAAGCGGAGAAATGGAACTCCACAAGGCAAGAATGGATGATTTCATTTTCCGGCATAACATGGCTTTCCGGGAACGGCAAGCCAAGGAGCGAGGTGAGAGCAGTGGAGGGAATGACACTGGAAAGGCTCCAAGTGATCATAGAAGCCCAGACACGGGCCTATTATGAGGAGCTGAAGAAAGTACAGCAGCAGACGCAAAAGGCCACCAATGCCGTGCAGAAGCAGACTGATAAAATAAAGAGTGCATTTGGAAAGATCGGGAAGGCGGTGGCCGTTGCTTTTTCCGTCACAGCGATCATTAGCTTCGGAAAGAGCTGCATTGAATTAGGGAGCGCTCTGGCAGAGGTGCAGAACGTGGTAGATGTCACGTTTGGGGCAATGTCGGAGACAATAAACCGATTCGCCAGGGATGCCCTGGAAGAGTTTGGACTGTCTGAAACGAGTGCTAAAAAGTATACCTCAACATTGGGGGCAATGCTGAAGAGCATGGGTTTTGCCACGAAAGCGGCGGCGGATATGTCTATGGAAATGACGGGCCTTGCGGCAGATATGGCTTCTTTCTACAATCTTGATGCGGATGTGGCATTTGAAAAGATCCGCTCAGGGATAAGCGGAGAAACGGAGCCCCTGAAGCAGTTAGGTATCAACCTATCCGTGGCCAATTTGGAGGCGTATGCGCTGAGCCAGGGCATGACGAAAGCATATAGCTCAATGTCTCAGCAGGAGCAGGCGCTTCTCAGGTACAACTATCTCCTATCCGTGACGGCGGATGCACAAGGAGACTTTGCCCGTACTTCTGACGGGTGGGCCAACCAGGTGAGGGTGCTCACGGAAAGATTCAACGCATTAAAGGCGGCCATTGGCCAGGGCCTCATTGCGGTGCTCACGCCGGTGATCCGGGTGCTCAACAACCTTCTGGCCAAGATACTGACGGTAACGGATGCCTTCAGCAACATGATTGCAAAAATTACCGGGAAAAACACAAAAACCACCACAACGGTGAAGGATATTGGAGGAGCCGCTGATAGTGCGGCGGATTCCATGGGATCCGTGGGGGCGGAAACGGACAAGGCCGGGAAAGCGGCAAATAAGGCAAAGAAAGAATACGGCGGCCTCTTATCCATGGATGAGATCCACTCCCTGACAAAGAAGGGGGGAGAAGATTCAGAGGGATCAGGAGCAGGCGGCGGCGGAGCAGGAGGAGCAGGCGGCGGACTAGATGAGAGCATTGTGGATGCCGCCAATGAGACGGATGGCACGCTGAATCCCGTATTGGAGAAGCTGATCAACCGGCTGAAGGAGCTGAAGGATCTCTTCATGAACGGATTCAAGGCGGGATTGGGTGATGTTACCCTGGAACCGCTGAAGCAGGCCATTGAAGGGATCAGGAAGAGCCTGGTTGAAATATGGACGGATCCGGCAGTATTGCAGGCGGCCAATAATTTCCTGAACACACTGGCCTATTCATTAGGGCAGCAGGCAGGAGCGGCGGCAAGCATAGGCATAACCATAGCAACAAATTTGCTAGGCGGGATCAATAAATATCTGGATCAGAACAAAGAGCGGATCAAGCAGCATTTGGTAACTATGTTTGATGTGGGCTCAGAGATCGCAACGATTCAGGGAAATTTTGCCCAGGCAATAGCCAATATATTCTCAGTATTTGGGGGAGAGAACGGGCAGCAGGCAACGGCCAACCTCATAGGGATTGTGGCCAATGCGGCCATGGGCGTGAATGAGCTGGCCATGAAAATGGGCCGGGATGTTCTGGATCTGCTGACAAGGCCATTTATAGACAATCAGGGGAAATTCAAGGAGGCCATTGATGGAACCCTGGGGGTAGTATCTGACGCTCTGGGAGAGATCAAGAGGGTAGTGGATAATACCTTTGGGAAAGCCAGTGAGATATATGATCAGCACGTTGCCCCCATGTTCAACACCCTGGCGGAAGGGCTCAGCAGCATAACGGGAGTGCTCCTGGATGCGTACAACACACATATCCTGCCGGTACTGGAAGGGCTTCAGGCAAAAGTGGGCCCGCTCATTGATGAGCATATACAGCCCGCCATAAACAAGGGATTGGAGCTGATCGGGAAGATTGCGGATGGAGTGAGCAAAATCTGGCAGCAGACGCTTCAGCCGTTCATTGAGTGGTTTATCACGAACATAGCCCCGTACATAGCGGCGGCCCTGGATGTGGTAGGCAGTGCATTTATGACGGTGTTCGGAGTGATCGCTGATGTGGTAGGGAGCATTTTTGATGCCCTGGGCGGCCTGATTGACTTCATAGTTGGAGTTTTCACCGGAGACTGGCAGCAGGCATGGGAAGGAATAAAAGCCTTCTTTTCGGGCATCTGGGAGGCCATAAAGAGCATTGTATCTC